TGTCTTCGTCGCCCTTAATAGTAAAACTGATATGCGCGTGATGATTATGCTTATTGATCCCATCATAAGGACGCCAAGCCCAAGCCTTTTTAGATGAGGCGATGCGGCCGTCGAAGATGATGTAACTGATCCGCGAATCGCCAGACTTTGCAGCGAGTCGAATCTGATCAACCAAGTCAGGCATGACATCGGGCTTCCGACCTTTCCCGTTAAGGTCGCGGTCAACATCGATGGCGCGTACCCATCCTTGTACATCTGGATTATGATCAGACTTGCGAGCAGCGTGTCGGGTATCACCGATCCAGCCGTCCGAAGTTCTATCTCTATCGGGGAATGCATCATCGATCTGCTCCCTAAGCTGGATCGCTGACTTGCTTAGCCTCGGCTTCACAGGTTGCACACTCCCATCGCTTGAGATCGTTGAGGGTTAATTGTAAATGAGTGCATGGCACAGGGGCAATGAATGCATCATCGATTGGATCGTAGGTGTAACCGATGCCTGCATAGTTAAATCTTATATTGCCGTTATAGCTTGTCTTGATCCATGTACCGCCAAGATTATCTATAAGCCATGAATATCCTTCATCGCCTGCTGGATCGTTATTGTCGCCTACGAGTACGCGGATGACTTTAGAGTTGTCATCAATTTCAGCCCAATGACTCATTTTAGATATCTCACAATCACAATTCCTGAGCCGCCTGCTGAACCAGTACCACCAGCGTTAGCGCCGCCACCGCCGCCGCCGCCTGTATTAACTGTTCCTGCTACGTCTTGCTGACCTCCGTTAAAACCGCCTGCTCCACCACCGCCGATACCTCCAGCAGATTGTGAACCACTAGCTCCTGAGCCGCCACCGCCGCCGCCTGCAAAATAGTAAGACCCTGAAGATAATTCTCCAGCGGCAGTCGTGGAACCGCCTGAAATGACTGAGACTGCGCCGATACCTCCTGGAGATGGTGCGCCTGCATTACTTTGTCCGACTGCACCTGCTCCGCCGCCGCCACCGCCAGAACCATCGGTAGTATAAAAAGTTCCATTGCCGCCGTTGTTTCCTTGAGATGGAGAAGTGGAAGGTGTATTACCTGCCCCACCTGTTCCAGTCTTTCGACCTGCTCCGCCGCCTGAGCCGCCTGAGCCGCCGTTCTGATCGTAAAAAGCGCCATAACCGCCACCTGCTGCCGAATATGTAAATGCAGTAGTTGCAATGCCATTAGTGCCGTTTTGTGATGAAGCACCACCTGCGCCGCCAGAACCAATGGTAATATTTTGATTGACAGATGCCGTTAATCCTGTGAAAGTTCTGAGGCCACCTGCTCCACCACCGCCACCAATATCGCCGCCACCACCACCACCGCCGCCAACTATCAACGCGTCAAATGTTAAAGTACCGCCAGAAATACCTAAAGTGCCATTGCCCGTAAAGACTCGATAATTATAGGTCGCGTCTGAATAAAGCGTTCCGCCCGTTATACTGATTGGAGGAATTGGGATTCCATAGACACCTACAACACTATTTAACATTACCCAATAGCCCCGACGACGTACCAAGTATCCGTGCCAGTCTTAATGCAAGCCGCTGATTTATATTGTCCAAGCGTAGGTGCTGCGGCTACTGCTCCAGCCGATAGGACTGTGGTCGTGCCAGAGGTGACCGCTGAGATGGTGCAGACTCCCACGCCAATGTTTAGGACTGTGAGGACTGTACCAATAGGGAATGCTACAGATGCGTTAGTAGGAATCTTAAAGGCGATGGCTGTGGCCTTGTTCATGAGCTCTACGACCTGATAAGCATCGGCGATAACCGCCGTATAGTCGGCTGTGTTAGCTGCGCCTACAGTAAAGGCTACTAGGCCGTTATAGTCTGCGGCCGTAAAGATGTCGCCTGTTGTCGCTGGAAAGCCTTCTGCCATGATTTTCTCCTAGTATCCCATTATGGATTGTCCGATTATACCTGATGTTGATGATCCTATGATGAATCCTTCGACTATAGGCTCAAGTGTTGTAACTGTGCACTTCATACTATTTGGGGTTATGTCCCATGCTAGACCCTGCACTTGCAAGGTCTTAACAATTGTTGAGCCGTCTGGCTGGATGTTAGTAATCTCAACGTTATCGAAATAATCTAAACCGATCATTGTGTCAGTCGGTACAGATGGATCAAGCAGATCGACAGTCATGGCATCGATGCGGATCGTGGTCTCTGCGCGAGTGGCCACATAAATGTCTGCGATGTTCTGTACCTGTGCATCTGTCTGAGCAATTAGATTCTCAACGTTCATTCCATGTGGAAAATACTTAGCGATCGAGGCTGTGTTATTGGCTGAAACTGTAGAGCCGCCCACTCGCTTCATGGTCGCGCTGTTGATGATGAGCTTGTCATCGAAGGCGAAGCGCAGGTCAGAATAGGGAATTCCCGTGGTCTGATTAAACTGAATAGGTGCCGGGGCTAGAGATCCCACGACATCTGATCGATCCTTAAACTCTACTTCTCCATCTGCTCTGACGTAGAACGCGCCCTGCTCTGTAAACTCTGCAACCTGAATTGCCTGTAAGGATGTGCGAGTGGTCGCTGGATCTGCCTGTACTGTGGTCGATCCCGCGTCAACGATTCTCATCGATGATGGGAAGTCCACTTGGTCAAGGATCTTATCGATGCGTGTGCCTGTGGTCTGGCCAGCCGTTGCACTTGCCACAGTCGTGACGTTAGCCATGGCGAAGAGGCGAAATGCATCTGAGCAAGATATATCGACATAACCTAATTCTTGGCCTTGAGGATAGGTGTACTTATAATCTGTGACGTATCCAGAGAATAAGAAAGACTGAGTGGTAGCAGTCGTAGCCGCTACACGAATTTTGCGAAGTGGAGTTAGATAGCCGAAGTATAAACTGGCTGGATTCTGTGGATTAAATGATCCATCTTGATCGATAACTCTGACTGTGCAAGATCCTGCCTCATAAGTATCGCGCATGATATTGCGCCCACGCTTAATGGTTATCTTTCTAGTCTGTGGACTGAGATCGATGACGGGATCAGGAACTTCTGTAGCTGCGAACTGAGACACGCCGATAACGCCATTGATTGGGTCGCCAATAGTAAAGGGGAACCCAAATGTAGCACCTTGGCTGAAGTCGAAGGAGACCGAGATGGTCGCTGGAAGTGTCATTCTGCCAGATTATCAAATCGTCCAGCGCGATTAACTGAGTTGAATGATCCTGATAGTGATTGATTAATAGATGAATCACGGATCGCATTACCTACTAGATCGCCATCGAGATAGACCTGCACGTTAAGCAGTTTTTGTTCTGCGACTTGACCCGCGTTAACCGCCATTGCCAATTCCATCTGAGCATCTGAGAAAGTAGAAGATATATCAACAGGCGTTGTGCCTAGGGATGAGACTGATACGCCTAATGAGGCCGCTGTCCAATTCATAACATCGTCAGGAATTTTCCAATTTTCGTATGGATTAGGAGCCTTAGGAGTAGCCAACAGAAGGGCTGCTAGATCATTCTGGCGCTTGACGGCTTCATTCAATTGAGCGGATAAACTAGCAGCTTGAGCCGCATTGCCTTCAAGAATAGATTTTTGCAATAGAAGGGAAATACGATCCGTCTCGCTTATCTTTCCTTTAAGCGCCGCCTCAATACTAATGTTTTCTAGGTCTAAAGTCTTTGATGCTTTATCGAGCGCACTTTTTTTCTTGGCATCTGACAGTTGCTTAGCTTGAGCTGCGGCTAAGGCTTTAGCGCGCTTTAACGCATCTGCTTCTGCTTTCTTACGGGCAGCATCTTCTGTTGCTCCAGAATAGATACCGATTGGCATAGATCCGAGATAGCCCATCTTGATGCCCTCAAATGATTTTCTAAACATCTTTTCTTGAATATCGATGATCTTGACTACATCGTTCTCATAATTATCAAAAGGGTTTAAGGATGCAAGAATAGCCTGATCAGATGTCAGGTAATAAAGTTTCTTAAATCCGAAAACGGCTGTTGCAACCATGCTAGCGATCTTTGTCGCTAGGCCTTCGATCTTGGCAACGAATTCCTGAGGATCTCCTGCTGCGAATGCAGCGACTAAAGACTCGACTAGAGCACCGCCGATTTTCTCTGAGGCTTCACCTGCTGCCGTAGATATCAGCTGCATCTTTCCAGCATAGGTCGTTAAATACGCTGCATTGGCGCCTGTAAATTGCTTATTGAGTTTATCCTGTACATCGGAGAACTTCATTGTCTTAAGTTCTGCGACGCTTAGACCAAGGCTATATTTTCTAAGCCCTCTAGTCTGGCCAACATAAGCCATGCTGAGATCGTTAACTACTGTCTCATAATCGACGCCACTGCCCGCGGCTATATCTGTAGCCTGCGATAGTAATTCTTGAGCCTTAGCAACCGACCCTGTAGTCTGCAATAGTTTTTGCATTGCTGGGCGAAGTTGATCATCGGTAACGCCAGACATAGCAGATAGTTCTGAGATGTAGCGCTCGATGCGTGGAGCTTCGAAGCCTAGGCCAAGATTCTTAACTGAAATGGCTAGACGATTAGCCGCTTTCTCATCTGCTATAAATGCTTTAGCAGCTTCCTTACCAAATCGAATAACGGCTGCTGTTGATAGACCGATGCCTGCTGCGCCCGCTAGTTTCTTAAAGGATTTTGATAAACGATTGACGCTTTTGTCAACATCGCCTAAGGCTTTTTTGCCTTTGTTCTCGACAATTATCGGGATTCTTAATTCAGCCATTAGTTACCACTCCCGTTAAACTTAGTGGCAGCCCTTTCAAGCGCCTTGATAACTCCAGCCTTAGCCTTGCCCTCATCCTCTTTGTAAGCCTTAAATAAAGCGCGGCCTGACATCTTGCCGCTGCCCTCTAATGGTCTAGGCAAAACCGAAACGAACTTACCCTTAGACTTACGGCCAGCCCAATCATAGATAACTGCGGCAGCTCTCTTACTGTGAATAGAAACTGTTGAAGACCAGCCTTGAGCATTTGGCTTAGTCGGTGTCAATTTATAACCTACGCCTCGACGTGCCTCGCTTGCATCGTACATGGGGAACTTAGCCGTCTTTACTTCGTGCTTGACAAATCCAGATGGCATTGCATCATTAGACGGCAAGAACCCTTTAGCCTTTTTAACCAATGGCTTTAAGAATCCGACCATCTCATCGCGTGTTGCTTTGTCTAGATCAGGTGAAAACTTTTTTAGGGCTTTGCGAAGTTCATTAGCGCCTTTTAGCTCTGTAGGCATCGCTCTGCTCCTTCGCTCGGTCTTTCAACGCTTTCAGTAACATCTGAAGCATTGATGAATCTAAATCAATTAAGTCTTGTGGAGGGATAGCCGTCTCAATGCTCAAGCGAGCGATGAGATAGTGGATGCTATCCCTGCCTAGGCCAAAGGGTCAGACTCTGCAACCTCTACACTCTTAAGAGTTTCGAGAAAGTCTGCACCGAATGGCTTGACTGTGACTCCACTTAGTCGAAGGCCTTCCCATGCAAGCCAATAGACATCTGACTGCTTTTCATCATCGCGAAACGCTTTGTGAAATCCCTTTTTAGCATAAAGCTCGAACGCGTATTCCAGTCGAGGTGTGATCTCGATATTGGTAACACTGTTGTCTGCCATCGTGACTATCAACTTTGCCATGCTGTGCCCCTTTGTTAGTTTTTTAGAATGTACCTGTTGTGGCTACTACTGTAGTACCTGAGACGTTAAATGTCAGGCTCTGCACTCCGAGATCAGCGACAGTGCCGTTGATGTCGGTTGTGCCGTTGATGAGGCAAGTCATTGTGTAAAGAGGGTTAGTCGCAGATACTGCGGTTCCCTTTTCCTGAAGTAGGACTACTGTGACGTTAGTTCCCCATGCAGCTTGCAAGGTCTGTAGGACGTTGGCTGTTGCTGTGTCATTAAGGAAGTCGATTGTGACAGATGATGCCTCGAGGCCTTTAACGAACTTATGTCCGCCATCGCCCATTGCTGTTACTTCGAGTTCATCGAAAGTGCGGTTAAGCGTTACTGCTGTAACGTGGTCTGAAAGATCGACTGAGTTAACCTTCACGCCGACCTTATTGTTTAGAAATACAGCCATGAGATTATTCCTCGTCTTTCTTAGTAGTTACTGGCTTAGGTGTTGATGGTGCTACCTGCCCGATCTTGATCAGGAAGGC